TACACCTACTCCTTTGGGGCCAAGTACTGCTCCCATCTTTGCCCCTACTACTCCCCCTGCTTTTCCTCCTGCCCACATTCCACCAAGACCAACTGCTGTTTCTGTACCGGCTTTAACACGTTCCCCAGGTTCAGCAGTTAAAACGGATAAAGCTGTAAACAACGTACCGAGCATAGGAACCCATTTTAAAACCGGGGCTAATTTTTTTAATCCGGGTAAGTGATGAAGTGGTCGTGCAAATGCTTTAGGGAGAATAGAAGATGTTTCTCTACCTAAATAATGTCCAGTTTTTTCAGCAAATATTTTTTTACCTAAAAATTTATCCAGAAAAGGGATCATACTTTTTTTAGTAACAGTTTGTGTTCCGGTATAAATACCTGTCTCTTTTCCAAATTTTGGTTTATGCGCCCAATCTCTCATATAGGCGGTTTTCTTATCACCAATTCTCGAAAACAAACCACCTAAAACATTTTTAAATCCTGTTCCTTTAAATATTCCTGCAATTTTTAGTCCGATAGTCCATACGTGTCTGAAAACATTCTTCCAAGCAAAAGTAACCGTTTTTATAGCAACGAAAACACTAAGGATACTACCTAACAAGTTTCCAAAGTTTTCCCATGCCTGTAAATTCGGTTCCCACATTTCTCTTTCTTCATCAAAAACGAATAATTGCAAATCTCCCAACCCGCCGAAAATTGCCGATAGAGGTTGTAAAACCGCCGCTTCAAGAACAGCATACCCACGCTGTAACCCCGAAACAAATCCATCCCAAAATGCCTGTAAGGATTGAATAAGGTAAATAGCGGTTGTTAAGATTCTTAATAAAGGATAATCCTTCGGGTCAATCACATCTTTTTCCATTAATTCGTGTTTTGATAAACCTGTCAACATTGACATCATATCCGTATGCAAAGCCCAAATACCATGTTCTCTAAAATGTTGGATTGTTTGCGTTAATCCCTGCCATAATATTGTAGCAATCGTAATATATCCTGTTAATCTCCGCCAAAAATTAGTAGATTCCAAATCCATGCGGGTAGCTAAATGAACGGCTTGACCCGACATATATTCCATACGATACCGAACTCTATCCATCATATCTCCAAAATTACTAAAGAAATCAGTAACTATAGTCCGTATGCGTAGGAAGTCATACCTCCATGCCAGATATAAGAATCCCGAAATCGCCGTAAGCCGTATAAACATAGTGCGAATCCACGCTAAGGGTGTAGCAATTTGAGAACGGAGTAATGATCCTACCGTTAAAGTTTGACCTGCCATAGCACCAAAGGCTTGAACAGAATTAACCCTTAACGCCGCCAACTGTATCATTACGTTCATTAATGAGCCGTAAATAGAGAATAATTGTCCAGCGAATAACATAGCTGTTCCTAAAACCACCGCAAATGCCCCGCCCAAACCTAATGTCGTAGCGACCAACCTTGCAAATCCCGGTTGTGCCCTAACCATATCAATTAAAACTTGAAAGAAACGCTGTGCATATTGAAAGGCGGGAACTAAAATAGGGAAGAATAACTCACCTAATAATTGTTTAAGAGTATCAATCGTTCCAAGTAATAATTCTCTTACACCCCAAAAAGTATAGAGCATTTCATCCATGTAATCTTCGGCAAACCCTTTAGAATCCGCAATATTATCCCGCATTTGTTGTAAACTTTCATCACTTCTTTTAGCAAAGGCATCAAAAGCATCAATAATCGGCATAGCTTCAATACCTAACATAGATTGAAGCTGTTCCCGTCTTTTTGACCCTTCACCCCAAATTTCCTTACTCTTTTCGGCAATAATTTCCAGAATTTCAATAGGGTCTTGAAGTTCATCAAGATCAATACCTAACATAGCCCAAGATTCGCCCCTTGCTCCCGGCGAACCTGCCGCTTGGTGAACAGCACGGACGTAAGAGTTAATAATACGACCTGCATACCGGGGAGTAAGAGCAGTTCTTGCCGCACCGAGCATGGTTAAGAAAGCTGGTAAATCTTCAGTTCCTTCAAGTGCCAAACCACCGGGGGCGGCACGGGCACTCTGCCATGCTCTCCAAAGTTCGTCAATCGTAAAAGCCGTATATCTGGCAGTTGACATTAATTTATCTAAAACATCTGTGCTATCTTCCGCCGTTAAGTTTAATTGCCGGATAATAGCGTTTAAAAACTGTGCCGAATCCGCCGTTGTTAAAGCACCTTCACTAAAAAACTCCATCATCGCAATAGGTTCCGCCATATATTCGGCTTCATCAGCCCCGAAACCTAAGCGAAGGGAATCAAGGGTTCCTTCTGCTACTTTCAAACTACTGGTAGGAAGTGCGATCCCAATATCAACAATTCTATCCGTTAGTCGCTGGTATTCTTCCGTTGATACCTGCCCCAAGAATTTGACCTGCCTCATTACCTTCTCAAATTCCGAAGCATGTTCTACCCATCCGCCAATCATACCAGTAACAGCTTGCCCTGCCCGTCTAATACCAAGACCGGACATAGCAAGAGCAACCCCGCCCATGATGATAGAGTTAAATGTATTTACATGCCGTCTAACCTGTGCGTTAAAATGGTCGAATCCTTCATCAATCGTATGTGATCCGTCTTTAAAGGCTTGAGCCAATTCCGTCCTCATTAACCGCCGGACACCTTCAAAAGGTCTAAAAGCCTCCCTTGTTTGCCGGGGAATTGTCTGCAAACCAATGGAAAATTCACTACGCATTTGATTAAAAGAACGACCAATCGCATGAAACGTGCCAGACGCTTTATCAACAGCTTGAATAACAATACCGTTGTTAATCAAACTTCCTTGTTGCATTATTAACCAGCCCCTTTTTCACCGCCGCCATACATGGCACGTAGGGTTTCTGTGATATACTCCACCCACCTTTCACGCTCCGATTTTGGCAATTCCCGTATCAAATCTCTATCCCAACTATAGTTCATAGCGATCATGTGGAACTCATACCAAAGTTTCTCAAGGTTTATGTGCCGTATTATTTGTTCGAGTAGTGCTTCGTGGGTTAAATAAAATTTATCGGATTTACACCTGTTTCAAAGTCGTGTCCACAATTATCACATATTGCATCTACCATAAACTTTGGCCCGAATGAGTTTTCTGAAAGGACATTTACTAAGTATTCACGATCCTTAATACTAAGGGATCGGAAGGTATTTGAGGACAGCCCCAAATCACCTAACTCTTTAACACAACGGGTAATCAGCATCGTATTTGCTGTTCCCGGATTTTTCCTTGCCACCGTATCTAACTGTTCCTGATCGAAACCGTTAGGTAAACGTAATACCCCCTGTTTTATCCGTTCCCCATCATCCCCAATAAACCCTTTTGGCAGTTCAAAAGGAATATTATCGGGATTACACTCTAAAGGTTTAATTTCCAGTTCCTCTGAATTAAAATCAACTGTTAAATCCGTTTTACAACTTGGACACCGGGATTTTACACTCATTTCCGGCCCATTCGTATATTCCGATATTTTTAGGAGAAGTAAATCCCGATCTCCTAAATACATATTCCGAAAAATACCTTCCCATTTATTAGAAGATATATTCTCTCTTTCTAAAGACCCTATTTTTACCGTGCAACCCGCCAGTAATGTTGTAACAATCCGCCCAACATTACTTCTTACATCTCCTTTAGCAATCGCTTCTTCATCAACACCTGTAATTTCCCTTACCTGTGCTTCGGTATGAACAACTTCTTCTTCGTCCTTATACCCCGCCATTAATTCAACTGCCTCTGTAGGCACATCAATAGATTTTGATTTCTTCTTTGCCATTATACCTTATCCTCCTCTTAGTTTGTTCTTATATAAAATGAGTATAAAGGGGCTAACGGTAGTCAGCCCCTTATTTTTAACTAACTTCTGTTTCGCTATACTCGTATTGAATCTCTATGGTATCAATAGCTACTTCACTTGAGGTAGCGTCCAATTCCGGGCGGGTGAATTTAGAAGCCCACGCTTCATAAAGAACGTGCCTCCTAACTTCCTCCCCTGCATGGTCTGTTTCAATAACGGTAACAGTTTTCCTAAAATCATCGGTGTTGTTCCGACAAAGAGCATCGAGATACCAATTATATAACTGCATATCTCTTGTTGCTCCTTTTTCTAAGGTAACTGTTCCCGTTGTTTCAATACCCGGCAGTTTATGAGTGCTACTAAAACCACCTTCACGGTATTCAGCGATTTCCAGTTCATCTTCCAGACCCGACATACGAGTAAAGCCCATATCACTTATACCTTCTATCTCGATCTTAAACCGAAACTGCTGTAGAGGATCAGCGGTTCTTGCTCTTGCCACAGTTTATTCCTCCTTTCTTTTATACTTCTTCAACACTTGATCCGCCATCCCATTGACCGACACGGAAGATTACAAATTCTGCCGGTTCAGCGATAGCAACACCGATTTCAATAAACACTTTACCTTCTTTTACAGTATCCGGGGGATTTAGTTCTTTATCACATTTTACGAAAAATGCTTCTGCGGCAGTTTCCCCTTTAAATCCGCCCTTTTCGTATTCCCCTAAAAGGAAGGATTTACAGAACAGCGTAAGTTTCCGCCAGAGGATAGTGTTATTCGGCTCAAAAACCGCCCATTGAGTATTAATATCTAACCAATTTTTGATGTAGTTAAGACCTCTACGCTGATTAAGATAGATAAGCCCATCTGCACTATCTTTTTCGGGCATGGTTCTTGCTCCCCAAACAACATTACCAAAGTTGGTAAAGTTTCTGATGGCATTAACCCCTGCCTTGTTCAAATCCCCTTGTTCACTATCCAATATCTTTCGTTTTAGCCGGATAGCTCCCCGAACAATAGCTTCCGTTCCCGCCGGTGCTTTATAGACGGAACGGTTAAAATCAATCCGTGAAGCAATACCAGCAACATGACCGGCAACAGGAACCCATTTTCTCGGCGTAGTGGTAACAGCAATCGGATCGTTTACTTCAATCCAAGGATAATACAATCCTCTGTAATCACTGCCTATAGCTTTAGATAAGTCCTTCGCACCTTCAATCGAAGCGTTTTCTTCAGCATCGGCGAAAAATACAGTATCTTGTTTCCGTGTTACCTTACAGTAATTAACACCTTCTGTATTGACCGTTTCACTTTGAGATTCTGGACAAACCAGAATACCAAGTGATTCCAATTCATCAAATTTCTCAAAAGCGTCTGTTAGATCATTATCTTCTACAGCATCTCCATCAGACCCACCAGATAAATCTTTATCCGTATCTTCATCAGAAGATTGGAGTGATTCATCCTTATTCACTTCTACCGAAATAAAACGACTGTTTCCATTAACGATGTTTTCCGCAAACCGAGAATCCGTATCATCGAAGGAAAGGTTTTCAAAAACCTCCACTTCCTCCTCATACATTTTAACAGTAAGGTCGTAATTACTTGATTCATCCTCATTTTCCTCAAACTTAACTTCTAAATTATTACCCCATTCGCCGGGATCAAGTGCTTCAACCGTGATTATATCATCTGGTGTTGATTCTCCATCATCCAATGTAACTGATGCTTTTTCTTCATTACCACCTGTTACTCTAACGATATAAGCCATCGATCCGCCGTTGTTAAAGAAACCAAATACACTGTAGCTTAGGTAAGCATCAGCTAAAAACGGAGAATCCAGACCATAAGCAAATTTGTTGATATAATCACTCCAAGAAGTAACCAATACAGGTTCTCCCACTTTACCCCTCGGAGCAATACCGACAAAACCTGTGATACTCGGACTTACACTTACAGCCGCCGGATCACGCATATCAACTTCGTGAACATAAACTCCGGGTGTCCGATATTGAGGCATCCGTTAATTTCCCTCCTTTTCAATATTTACCTGATTAGCTGGTTCTGTGTTTTCAAAAGTAATTAAGGATTGACTATTACTGGTATTTTCTTCCTTGTCTTTACTAACTACCTTATTGGATGCCTTTTCTTCTACTACAATAAAATCGTCTTTTCTACGTTTAAATTCCTTTGAATCCAATTCATACTGATAAATTTCCTTGACTTCTTTTCCTTTGATGCGTAGCGTCCTTTTTGGTAAGTATAGTATTGTAAATGTATTAAGCCTATTCTTGATATAAGGCATTAATCCCCCTCCTCTGTTCCGCCATCTTCAATAACAACTTCCTTAACCTTATAATACTGTTTTACATCGTGTGGGTCAAGTTCTGCTGTTAATTTATACCTAAAAACGGAACGAAATCTTCTTACCTTGCTCTCCGCCTGTTTTGTTTTTTCGGGATGGACACGTTCAGCATCTTCCATACTGACGTTTTCTATAAATACTCCAAATTCTTCATCATTATCATCTTTTAGGAAAAGTGCCCCTCTTAATGGAAGTTTTTTAATCACTTGAGTTTGTAAATCAATCAAATCTTCCGTAAATTGTGTGGTAATTGTTATTTCGTAGTAAAGTAAATGCGGAATAGGTTTGAATTTTAAATCCACTTCGTCCTCTGTTTCCTCAACAACCTCTGTTTGCCATTGGTTTTGTCCAATCCGTTCAAAATCTAAAGCCACATGGTATAATCGGCGGTTTATAATAGGGAGTTTTGCTTGAATACGATCTTCTCCTTCCCCTTCTGGACGACCGTATTCTACTGTAGGTTGGATAAATTCTTCCTCTCCGCCGGAAGATCGAGTATAACGGGTTTCTTCTAATAAATCCCTTATTTTTAGGTCAATATCCCTTACCCACGCTGTTTCTAACTCCATTACTTCATCACCTGCCCGCCGATTTTTGCTAATTTACGTTCAATAACAGGTTCAACCCGTTCCCATGCTAAGTCAAACAATGGGCGATCTACCGCTAAAATATCGGCTAACTGTCCAAATGTAAGACCCGAAGGGTGATTATCACTACTGCGAACTCCTACGGATATGCTGTAATTAATCGGCCCACGTTGGGTAAAATCAATACGGATT